TCGCAGCGTAGGTGAAGTCGATCAAGGCCGTCGCGCTGTAATTCGTCGCCATCGTCCCGAAATTGGTCCCATCCACCGAACAGCCAAGCGCGATCGCGGCGACGTCGATCGTCGGGACGTACAGGTACGAATTGTGCCCCACGTTCGACGGCAGGGTGAAGGTGAGGGTCGTGTTGTCGGTCACACCCCCGCCCGTAAGGACCCCGGACCGCTGCCAAGACTCCCATCCGAAAGCCGGCAAAGCAAGGACCGCCAGAGCCAGAACGACGAAAAGCACCTTTTTCATCATGATCCCCCTCATTTCCAGTTTGACGATCGAAGAACAGAGCCCCCCGTCGTTTCCCGAGCTTCCTTGAATTTCAGGGCTTCGCGCGCGAGAAGATTCCCGTCAGCCCATTTCTTTTTGTCGCCTTCCGGGATCCCAGAGACGTACAAAGAGAGTTTGTTCAGGCAGGACATAAGAAACGCCTCTTCGGCGTTCTCACTCCACCAATTCGAATTCCCTGCGGGAGTACCGGACGGAGAAGACACCAGCACGGGAAGGCGCCTGTAGTAACACCAATCGCGGGTGTAGGCCACGTCCGTCAGAACGTCGAACACCAGATCATCGGCAACACGCGCAACCACGCAGGGAGTACCCGTCTCCGTGACGGAGGGACGCTCTGTATACAATACCCGCGCGGTTTCCCGGCCATCGACCGGATAGCGCACATTGTCCTTGATAAGTACCAGGTAAATCAGCTCGAGGAAATCCGAGGGAAGCGCCAAAGTACTCTCCCCCGCTGCGATAATCGCTGTCGTGGGGTGGTACTCCATCGGCCGGATCCTTAGATTATCCTCGAGGTCGCGCTGGCCGAATCGGATGATCGTCGGCAGTACCTTGTCGATCGAATCTTTATTCGACCATTCGGAAATCGCCTGTGAGAGCTCTGCGTAATTCATTCGTTACCCCTTGATTGTGGGGAGGGGGATTGCTCCCCCTTCCCTTCCGCTACGGAGTACAGAAATACGTCTTACCCTTGTTTGTGATGAGCCAGATCTTCGACAGGGTTGCGTCCCACTTCATCGCAACGATGCCGGCCCCGATGGTGGTACAAGACGCAAGAGTCGTCTTGGAAATGGCGTTCCCGGAGATCGTATGCCGGTAGATCCGGCCGCTGGCGGTCCCAATGTAGGTGTACGTTGCGCCCGGGTAGACGATGGCGGTGAGCTTTTCGTTTGGGATGGTGGCAAGTAGGGTAAGGGCCCCCGTTGCGATCGCCTGCGAGTAGACCTTCCCGCCGGAAGTCACAAGGTAGAGGACGGAGTTGTCCACGCCAGTGATCGCCGTGAATTCTCCCGGGTGCCCCGTGCCGACCGCCGTGAACGTGACAGCCATCGCCGGTGTCGCAACAGCCAGCGACAGCAGGAAAAACAGAAGAAATGCTTTTCTCATCGAATCCCCCTTGAGGCCGGGGAGGGGGGATCGCCCCCCCCCTCCCGTCAGGTTGTGGGTTGCCTACGGATCCATCGTGTACAGCACGGTCAGCTTCATGAGCCCGAGGGTCGTGTCGGTCGGACCCGTGTCCACGGACACCTGGATAGTGTCCTCCGCGGTGAACGCCTTCTGCGTACCCCCGGTGACAGACAGGCGGGCGATTCCTCCCGCCTGACCGACCGTGGAGGCGTTGATGAACGCCGTAAGCGCCCCGGTGTATCCGACGCTCAGGGTGAGCGCGGCCGAAGCGTCCATAACCGCAATGTCCAGGATCACGTCCAGGACCGTGCATCCGGCCGGGACTTTGACCATGTGGATCACGTCTGCCGCGATCAATTTCGTGAGGGTCGTGTACTCTCCGGAGACGGCCAACACTCCATTGATCTTCGTCCTGGGCTGTACTCCGCTGCCGGTCGTGCAATCGGCCGAATAGAAAGGTGTCGTCATCGGCCCCTCCCTACGGCATCGTGTAGAACACGGTCAGTTTGATGATGCCGGTCGTTGCCGCCGTACCGGAGGCGACGGTCGTGATGTGAACGTCGATCGTGTCCTCGGTGGTGAACGCCAACTGCGATCCGCCGGCAACGTCCATCCGGATGATCTCGCCGGCGATCGCGCCGTCGTTGATGGCGATCAGCGTCTCGAGATAAGTCGTCGCCCCGTACCCCACCGACACACGAATGCCGGTGGACGAGTCGAGGTCGCAAACATCAAGGATGCAATCCACGATGGTCGCGCCCGCGGGCACCTTGACCATCTGGATGACATCTTCGTCCACGAAAGCCACGCCGCCACCCTCTCCGGCGGTTGCGATGTTGAACGCGCCGCAAACCACGTTCAGCCCGGGATTCGCCCGGGCGATGACGTTGTTCCCCGCTCTGCAGTCAGGGCTGTAATAGACAGTCGCCATTGGTCAGCCCCTCCCTTAATGAGCCGCGGCAGCGGTGTCGAGAGCGATCACACCGAAATCCGCGCTGTTGAAGATGGTTTTCTTGACGCCGAAGATCGAACCGGCCGCCACTCCGAGTTGATTGCCGTAGTCAAAAAGCTCTTCCTTCCAGGAGTACCGCGCGACGGACTCCCCGCCGCCGTTGCCGAACGCGATCGCGCCGGCCTGGGCGCCGAGGAACAGCGCGCGGGCCAGAGCCACGGCGCCGGATCCGCCGTCCGAGAACCGAACGACGTTCCGATGGACGTGGATGACGACGTTGTTGTAGACCCCCAGGGCGCCCTTGAAGATCGGGTTGGACGCGCCCCGGGCTCCGGCCGCCTTCTGGATGTCAAGCCACTGGCCGGTCGCGGTGTTGGTCCGCAGGTCAGTCGCCTGGTACGGATGGATCAGGAGAACGTAGTGCTTCTCGCCGTCCACCATGATCGGCTGGATCATCGGATCCACCGTTTCGGCCGCTTCCACCAGCCGGTCGATCTCCGACAGGGTGAGAATGTCGGTCGCCGTCAGCGTGGCGTACGCCATGCCGTTGGCGAACTTGTAGTGCGTGGTCGCCGTGGGCGTCACCAGCGCGTTCCCGGCGAACGTCGAGTACGTCAACGGCAGAGTGAGGGTCGAGTCGACACCCCGGGCGCCGGACAGGTTGACGAAAATCAACTCGTCGAACCGTTCCGCCCACCAGGTCGCCAACGCTTCGCGCGCGGTCGCGCGCATGTCGTACGGAACGTGCTTCTCGGACGCCTTGCCCTTCGACCGAACCGCGTGACGGAGCTGGTCGATGTGGATGTGGTCGTTGTAATACACCAACGCCTCTTCGTTCCCCTCGAGGGTGTTGTCCCCCGTGATGCCGGCCCCGCGGAGCTTCATGCGAAGTCCGTAGGTGATGGTGTCGCCGGCCTTCTTTTCGAGGTCGGTTTTGTTTTCGATGATGGATCCCAGGAATTTCCCGAAGTACATCTTCTTCTGCGCTTCGACGGCCAGAGACGTGCTCCATCTCTGGACGGCTAACGCATCGCCCAACGCAAACGCTGTGAGTGCCATATCCCTTTACTCCTTGGTTTTCAGAGTTCCCCGCGCAGCCATTTCTCATGCTGCTCGGGGGTGAGTTTCGCCAGGTCTTTCTCGCTCCCGATGTTCAACTTCCCCGTAGGCGCCGATCCGGGAAGCTTGCCGATGTCCGTGGTGGCGGGAACGATGTTGAACTTCGCCATCAACTGCTTCGTCACTTCCGCCGTGATCGACGGAGTGAGCTCGGCGGTCACCTGCGCCCGGAGCGCCGCGGTATCCGGGGTATCCACCAACTTGCTCAGCACCTTGAACAACTTCGGCGCTTCCTTGCCGGTGGAGCCGATCATGTTCCGGATGGCTTCCTCGCTGAAGCCCTCGCCCAGGAGCAATTCCTCCATCTGAGGGGCTTTCTCGAAGAAATCCGGCACGGCGGTCGTGATCTCGCGCTCCATATCCCGGCGAGTCATCTCGTCCCGCAAATCGGCGATCTGCTGCTGCAACAGCCCAACGGCGTTCTCCGGATCCTCGAGGATCATGGTGCGGGGATCCTGTACGGGCTCGGCCGCTGCCTTCGCCTTCAGCGCTTCCAGTTCCGCGGACAGACGTTGACGGGCTTTCCGTTCCTCATGCAACGCAGCAAGCGGTACGGTCTTTGGTGCCGGCTCTTCCTTCGCGGGGGCCGGTACGGCTTCCGCGGGTACGGCTTCGGCCTCTTTTGCCGGCACTTCGGATGCGGGTATCACCTCCGGAGTGATAGGCGTTTCCAAAAAAAGGGGCGCCTCTCCATCGATGCCCGTCAGTTCCGCTTCCGTGAACGTCTGCTCTGCCACTTCGCTCATGCTTCTCCTTTTTTACGCCTTGGATTCAGGCGATGCCGGTTTTACGCCAGCGGCGGGCGGGGTTTTCGGAGCCTTCACAAACTCCGCGGCTTTTTCAGCCGTGGTATCCTTGATCTCCTTGATCGCTCCCCATGTCTCTCCAGCCATGATCTTCTTCAATACTTCCTCGGCCGTGATCCCGGGTTCAGCGGGACCCATGGGTTGCGGCTCTTCGGGCGGGGCGGCTGCTGGCGCCGCTGGAGGCTTTTCCCCCTTGATCTGGTCGCTCATGATCTTCTGCTGCGTCAGCGCGTCCTGCTTCTGGACCGCCGCCGCCAATTTCTCCATGACCTTTTCCTTGTTCGGAATGTCGGTCATCTCAAACGCCGTCTGCATCACCGGCAGCGCGATATCCGGAGGCATTCTCGAAGCGAAGTCCATGAGCGTACGGCTCATCCACTGGCGAGTCGTCTCCGTCTCCGGATGATCGGATACCACGATGTCGTACCGGCCTTGCGAAATCATGTTTTGGCCGTTCTGGTTGAACGTCACGAATTTATCCGCGCCGGTCTGCTCGTCGGTGATCCGGATGATCTTCTCGTAGTTCCAGTACTGCCTCATGAGGGACAGCATCAATTCCCCCATGCGGCGTTTCGTCAGCCGGAGATTGTCGAAGGGCTCCGTGTTGACGGTCGCTCCCTGCCGCTGACGAGCTTCGATCGCAATACCCGACCGCGCATTCGTCTGCTGACCCATCTGCTCTTCGACGGCGCCGGAAACCTCCTGAAGCTCCTGCTTCGCCTCACGCATGATCTCGAAATGCTCCCGGGCGACGGCGACGTCCTGGCTGAACTGGAATTTCTTCATATTCAGCGCGCCGGGCATCAATTCGATCCACGCATCCGGGCGGGAAATCTCTTTCTTCGCCTCCTGCGGATTCTTCAAGGCGCCCGTCTCGAAAAACACCCTGCGGGTGGTGATGATATGGGAATACTGGCTGCGGTTTTTGTTGATCTCCCGCTGGGGATCCTTCATGTTCTCAACCATGCCGTACGGATGGCCGTCCTCGTCCATGTAGCAAATGAACGGGATCAGCGGAAACCGGTTGTGCTTGAACGGCAGCGGCGATTCGGCATCCAGCGTGGTATCACCGGAGAAAATCACGGTCCAAATCTTCTGTACGGGCTTCTTGATGACCCGGATGATGGACGGATCGGCGACGATCTGCGGATTCGCCGATAGCATCTCTGCGGAAACTTCCCTCACGTCTCCGTTCTTCAGTTTCAGGAAAACCGCCGAAACGGTTTTCTTGAAATACATCTGCACCAGCAAAACCCGCTTGCGAGTGGAGTCCACGTACGAAATCGGCTTGCCAGAAGCGTACTGATCCGGCAATATCCGCTGATGCTGCAAGGATTCGGGGGTTTTCTGCTCAATGCTGGCCTGCAGTTCGTCCGCCTTGTCGGGCCACGTCGCTTGAGCGACGTCCAGATCGACCCATCGCTCCTTGAACATGTATCGAGCGTCGTCCAGCAGCACGTCCCGGGCAAATGGATCCCAGCCGACCTTCCGCCAGTCGCAGAAATCCACGGAAATCTCTTCCTCGGTGGGATCGTCGCTCAACCCCACTTCCACCCAGCCAATGCCGGCCTTCAATCCATCGAAAAACACGTCCGACATCTTATGATCGGCGTTACTCTGGTCCTGGATGTACTTGAATCCCGCGGTAATGGCGTCCGCAGTCCCGCCGTCCTGCGCGCCACGAGGGCGGGCGTTGATATCGGTCCTCGATCGAATCTCGATGCCCTTCTGCAAGTCAATCGTCGGCTTGATACGGTTGATCGACAGCACCGGCCGGCGTTCCGCTTCGAGAGTCTGAATATCCTCGGCCTTCCACTGGCCTTTACCGCCGTGGTAGAACCGGCAAGCCTCGATGGAGTTCTCGCGCCACGTGGAAGACGAATTCGTCGCCTCCGCATGCCACTTCTTGAACGTGGCGAGGCTTGAATTGCTCTCTTCGCCGGCTTTTTCCGCGCCTACATCGGCCAAAATCGCCCCTCCCTAAATGCTCATCCAACCCCTTACGGGCTGGCTTTGCGCGTACCGCTTCTTCTTCTGCTCCTGCTGCTCTTCCGCCATGCCAAACTGGAAATCCTTCAACACCTGGCTGTACAAATACGCCAGCATGTTCATCACGTCGTCGTGCCACACCGGGAAATTCCGCATCTCGATCTTCAACCGCTCGATGAAATTCGCCGGCACGCTGGTAGAGTAGAAAATCTTGCCGTTGTTCAATGGCCACGACAACGCGGACTCGATCATCTTCCGCTTCCAGCCGCCACCTTTCGTCCCCTGACCCAACGGATGCAAAAGAACCCCGTTCCCGCCTTTCTCAAACGATACATGCCTTCCCTGAGCCTTCAGGGCGCTCGCAATATGTGAGTGAGTGGTGGACAACCCGACTTTCTCCACGCCGATCCGCATGATCATCCCGGACTTGATGTACATCCGGACAATCAAATCAATCGCTTCGGATTCCGACAACGGAGAGACATACAAATCCTCGATGAACACCCGGCTCTGGCCAATATCGTCGGTGAACGGCTCCACCGCCACTACCCCGAACGCCCAGGAATCCAAAGACGGGCCACTCTTGACCTTCGCGGAAGCCAAATCCCCGGCTTGATCCACCAACATGAACCGATACACGTCCTTCGGAATCATCCGACGCTCGATCGGCAACAGCAAATCCGGGTTCAACCTCATGTCCGACAACGGCGAGGGATCGCAGAGCTGCTGGCAGTTGAAAGTTCTGGTCAACCGAAGGTCGTCCCAACGCTTCTGACTCAAAAACACCGGCTTGCCCGTCGCCGTCCCGTCGTCACTCCCGGGCTTCAACCGATAAAAATACTTCGGCGCGCCGTCCGGCATCACAATCCCCTTGATGTGCGTCAGCGGATCCGCATGGTGGTAATACGTGCCCACAACCCGATGATGGCCGCCGTCCGTGCCAAGATTCTGGCTCGAATCGAACTTGTCCTTGACCTTCTCCATCATGTCGACTGAATCCTTCATGTCCTCCGTCGATATGTCGTCGTACACCCGACGCTCGTAATGCCCACCAGTCGGCATCCCCTCGGTCAAACCCCAGGAAGAAACGCTAGGCTCCTTGCGCGAAGTCTCCCGACGAAATATCAACCCGCCGTCCAACGACCACAACGGAGCTTCCTTCTCCGGGTCGGCCCAGCAAACGTCCGGGAAACAAACCTTCAATATCTGACTCTTCTGGAAAATGTCCTTGATGCTGCCAAGAAATAATTTCGCCACCGGACGGACGTATGAAAAAATGGCGGTCGCGTGATTCGGATTCAACAACTGATACTGAATCGTCTCGGCAATCGTGATGATGCTCGACTTGAAATGCTCCCGCGCCCAAACGTCCAATGTGTAATCCTTCGGGCCCTCCGTCACGTCCCGACAGGCGTTCACCACAAATGGATTGTTCGATAAATGCTGCGGAATCTTCATGACGAACAACACGATGAAAAAAAGATCCTGCGAAATGATCGCCCGAAACGCCCCGGGCTCGTTCCACTCCCCCGACGCGATATTGTTCACCAACGCAACGTAGTCGTGCTGATACCAACAATCAGCGCGAGGCTCGAAATCAACGCCGTTGATCTGAATCAAAGGACGCCCATCATCTTCTTCTTCCTCTTCGCCATCTCCGGATCCATCTTCATCGTCGGCTTCATCGGCTTCGCAACCACCGCGCCCATCAGCCGCTTCTTGCTCATCGACTTCATGAAATTCGTCGGCTTCATGTCAATGCTCCGTCGATCCGGGAATATGGATGTATGGAAATACGGCGAAGTGAAATTGAATTTTTTCGAGGATGAGCGGTTGAAGCTCGTCAGGAATGTAAAAAAATTGCGCGCGCTTGGTGAGGGGTCTTATTTGATGTGATGGAAGATCGGCTGGGGGCCTGCCCCCCCCTTCTTCCACCTGGGAGAGATGGTCTAAATTATCCTCCAATGCGTGACCTGCTGATTGTAAATCAGCATGCATTCCATTATGAATCAATGGGTTATGGCTCATCGGTCACCGAGGGGGCGCGAGGGGGCGTGATATCGAGTGCATCGGGTGGGGTTGTGGGGGCGCTTGGGAGTCGGATGGAGTCGATATTGATTTGAACGAACGATACGCGAGGGCCTTCCGGGGCCGCTTGCTGGGTTGGGCATTGGCGATCCTGTACCGCCTTGACCGCTGCCATCGCGTCCGAACCCTTGACTGTCTTGAGTTTGGCACCTTTCTTGAGGAAGTGTTCCACGACCGCCACCGACATCTCCCCGAGATGGGGAGACATGAGGCCGGATTTCAGATCCTCACCTTGTGCGCTCAGTCGATCCTTAACCCGCTGGA